TTTTGAATAAAAATGCTCCTATCCATCCTTCGTTAATGGAGAAAATGGAGCATGGTGCTCATCAATGTGATCAAGCGCAGGCTCACCTTAAAGGGATGATGTTTGTTAGCAAGATCATTATTATTTGCACCAATTCTTGCGATTTTGGTTTGAAGCAGGATCCGGAGATGCATTGTATTTACAATACTGACGCTTGGTTTAGACGTATCGATGTACATTTTCACTCACTTGGTTTGAGATCCACTCACCGAGATCCAGTGAGGGAAAATGTTACTGCCTCTTTGTCTTCTCCTTCTACTTTGGCTATTGCCGAGTGGCAGTTGATGAAGAATAATGAGAGAAATTACCCCAGCCCGGTGACTTGTCCCACGACAGGTGTGCCTATGGAGTATACTCTTGGAGGGCTAGTGCGTGTATTAGTTGACCGATATGTCGACCACCGTCGCCGTAATCGGCGCGCTACGCATTTGCACGAAGAAAAATTTGATTATTTTGCTTGCATTAAAGCCGTTCCTACGGTCGTAGAAGGAGTTCCCATCTTCGTCTACGACTGCGAATGTTGTGATAAATGCGTAAAATGTCAGAAAACTGAAGCCGCTCGTGGCGTAGCTCCATGTAGTGCAGACTGCCGTTGGAGCGAGCCATTCGTGTCTGAAAACCAGGCCACTCCTTCATCTGAGGGTTGGTTTGCGAGTATGACTCGTCGAGTGTGTATAAATCAATATGGTTGGTTGCAAGGTAACATTTATTATTTTGTTTTGCAAGCGAAGATGAATTTTGTGGTGAATTCCCCTTTCTTCGGTCCGACGCATTTTCTCATGCGTTTTGTGGCTACAGTTGCGGGACTTCCGCTCGTTTTTCGGTTGTTGTTACAAGCTTCCACTGTTAATCCTTTGACTGCGGGTCTACTTGGTGTTTTTTCTTTGGGAGCTTTTCTTAAGCCAGAAGAATTTTTGGACGTCTTTCATGAGTCTTTCGCGACATATTTTGCCGCGGCTCTGAATTTGATTCCGTTAGCATTCCGTGTTCCAGATCATTGGGCTCGGACTGCTACTTTGGCTTCGCAGTGTTTTTCAATTGTATATTCTAGTTTTATACTCACAAGTGGTCCTTATGCTTTTGTGCAAAGTTTTTCGTTGTGGTGGAGTGTGGGCGCTTGGTCTCCTCCCATAATGTTTGGGCTTTCCACATTTTACATGAGTTATATTAGTTACCGCT